TGAACTCTCCAAGAAGTAAATTGCAGATAAGTGAAGTTTTCCACTTTAATCCTCAAGCAGCATATAGGTTTTTTGATACAACTTCTGCAATAAACTATCTAAACAATGAATTCAGCTTTGAATCATTTACGCCTGAAACAATATTTTATGTATTGCCAGTATTTGAGGATATTCTTAGAGCAGGAATGCTAGATATATCAAATAGAGTTAGAAGATCAAACTATTCTTATAAGGTTACTGGAACAAAAATAAGAATTTATCCAAAACCCACTTCTGATAATCCTAAAAAATTGTTTATTAGGGTAAAATTCTTTTCAAATCCTCTTGATCCATCTTATGGTGATGAAACAATTACAGGGGTTTCAAATTTATCCGATATTCCGTTTGGAAATCTAGAATATAAAAATGTAAACAGTATTGGACAGCAGTGGATAAGGCAATATGCACTAGCTTCAAGTACAGAATTATTAGGTCTTATAAGATCTAAATTTGGAACAATACCAATTCCTGGATCAGACTTAACATTAAATGGAACAGGTCTGGTAACCCAGGGTCGGGAAGATAAGACAAATCTTAAAACACAGTTAAAAGAAATGCTTGAAACAATGACTTATGACAAGCTAATGGAGACAGCTGCAGCGCGTGCAGAGTCTGTTAATAAGCAGCTCAAATACATTCCTATGCCTAACGGCCTAGCAATATTTACAGGTTAATATAATGGGAAGATTTTTTCTAACAGAAAGAGAAATTAATTTTATAAACGATGTAGCGAAAGAGCTAGTAAAGGACGTAGTCGGTCAAAAAATATATTATTTCCCAATATCAGAAACAAAATCAAAAGTTCATGATGTATATGAAGAGTCACCTGATAAAATATTTGAAAATCCAATAGAGCTAAATGCGCTAGTAAAATATGAACCTCAAGAAATTAGAGCAAATCTTTTCGGAAGTGAAGAATATTATACCATCCAGGTGTTTGTACAGCAAAGAGATTTACTCGATAAAGGAATAGACGTACTAGAGGGTGACTTCTTTAGCTATGGAGAAGTTTTCTTTGAAGTAATTACTGCGCCTGATTCAAATACTATTTATGGGCAAATTGAGCACAAGGGTTTTACTACGATAACAGGAAAACAAGCAAGAAAAGGCCAGTTTGATTCTCATGTATTTGGTCCAACAGACGAAGGATATTCTGATCCTGATGCTGTACAAAATACATTTGTACAACAAAGAGGGTTTGAAATGAACAAGGAGGGAGTCACAGGAGATGTCAGAGAGCTTCAAAAGAGAGGTGTACTCGACAAGCCGATATCAGGGCCAGCAGAAGTCTCTGAGAAAGGAGACTCACAAGGAGCAGGATCAGCATTTTATGGAGATGATTGTTAATGACTACTAGAAAAATAGATACAGGAAAAGAAGGAGACGTTCCAGAAGACTTTTTCATTCCAGAATCTGGAATAGAAGAAACTGATCGTGCTCTATTTGAGCTATTTGATAAAAGACTGGGATTTCAAGTTAAGGTAAAGGACCAGTCTAGAAAGGTTCCAGTTGTATTTTCAACAGGTGAAAGATTTGCTTTAACAAGAAGGCGCCAGCCAATTAGAGATAGAAATAATGCATTAATACTGCCTGTTATAGCAATTCATAGAACGGGAATAGATACATCAGCTTCTCAAGAAGGCTATGGAACACCTATTTCTTATAGAGACCAGCAAAGCTACGTTGTTAGAAAGAGGCTTGCTGACAAAGATAGAAATTATCAAAATATAATAAATAAGCTTAGAATAAAAAATCAAAAAAATGTATCTTCTAGAAATAATTTTCAAGAGAACGATATTTTTCCTGGAAATGTTGCAAAAGCAGGTCATAATGCATCGAGAAGAAATCTAAATAACCTATCCTATATTGACGACAAGTCAGGAAATTTGCTAAGAAATGAAATTGAAAACAACATTTTTGAAATAATAACAGTTCCATATCCTACTTTTATGTGCTTGACATACGAAGTAATTTTTTGGACCCAGTATATGCAGCAAATGAATCAAATTATAGAAACTATGTTTTCTCAATTTGATGGGCAAGATAACGGATTTAGAATAAAATCAAAAACAGGTCATGAGTATGTCGCGTACGTAAAAGGCCCAATAAGCAATCAGGATAACTTTTCAGATTTTTCTTCTGATGAAAGAATAATAAAATATTCATTTGAAATAAAAGTCCCAACATACCTTCTAGCACCTGATCACCCTGGTCAGTCTTCTCCTTTTAGAAAATATTATTCTGCACCTCAAATTGAATTTGGATATGTCCAATCAAGCACACAAGTAATATCAAAAGATGGCAATCCTGAAGACGTAATTGATCAAAATAAATTTATATTATCAGATGTTGAAAATATTAGTAAAAAAGGAGAACCTGGAGGCACCAGCGGCCAGCAGGGAAGTGAAAGGCTTCTTGATAAGATAGAAGATCCATTTACTGGAGAAAAAACTAGTAGATATGTCAAGGTTTTAACTAGGGACCAGAGATCAGGAGAAACAGTGGCAAGTTCAAGAATAACAGTAGACTTGCAAACAACACTAGATACTATTCCAGATTAAAGATATTTGAGAACGGACACAATAGTTATATTTGTAAAGAGCTTAAGCGGGAGATTTATAAATGGCCGAGCAGACATTCAGATCACCTGGGTTTTTCGAGAGAGAGATCGATCTTTCCCAGAGGGAAAGCGAAATAGTTGGCACACCTGCAGGAATTGCAGGGACTGCACAAATGGGTCCAGCATTTGTACCAGTTACAGTCGGATCATTCGCAGACTTTGAGAGACGATTTGGCACTCTAGACCCAGATCAATTCGGACCGTATGCTGTAAGAGAATTTCTTAAGCATAGGACAGCGGTAACATATGTTAGAGTTTTAGGCGCAGGCGCAAACTCAACTTCAACAGATATATCAAATACAATGGTAGGGGGTATTGTTAAGGGTGCAGGGTACAAGCTTGCTGCCCCAGCAACCACCAACGGCCAAGCTTTCGGAGCAGTACAGTTCTTAGTTGGTAGGCATGAAGTGTCTGGCACGAATACTGTTGCTGGATATAATAGTTTTGTTGAAAATAACTCATATGATATAACAACACCATACACAGCAGGAGTTAATAATCAGGTAAACCTTGTAAGAGCAATGCTGTTTACAACTACAGGCTCTAGGTTTCAAATATTTAGCGGCCTTAGTGCATCATTCCCTGGCTCACAAATAGTGCCAGATTTTGCTTATACTGATTCATCAGCAAGATTCAAGCTCGTTCTATCTTCAACAGCTGGAACAGCATTCGCATCAGATGAAGGCCACGCAGGTGTTAGAATATATACTGCATCTTTTGACCCTGATGATGATGCATACATTGGCAAAGTTTTAAACACTGATCCAAACCAATTCCAGAAACATCAGCACTTGCTTTATGCAGATTTTCCTGTTGAAAAACAAATAGCAGAACTTGCAACTCAAGCAGACGGAACTCACCTAAGCGGTTCAGGTCCGACAGTTGGAATAGTTTCTGGAACAATAAATTCATCTCCGGCGTCTGGAATAAGCGGAATTAACTACCGAGATGCATTCGGAAGATTCGATACAAGATATCAAGGAGCAAGAACAACAAGCTTTATATCACAGCCATACGGAGATAAAGAGTTTGATCTGTTTAAGCTAGAATGTATATCAGATGGTGAAGTTGCAAATCAAAAATTTAAAGCATCGATCTCTAATATTAGAAAATCATCTGATCCTTTTGATCCATACTGCTCATTTACAGTAGAGATAAGAAGTTTTGAAGATAGTGACAAGTCACCGCAAGTATTAGAACAATATAGTAATTGTAATCTTAATCCAAATGATGAAAGCTATATTGCAAGAAAAATTGGAGACATGAAGGCATTTTATAATTTTGATGCAGAACTTGAAAGTGAAAGAAAGCTTCTTGTCGGCGGAAAATATCCAAATATTTCTTCTAGAGTTAGAATTGTAATGTCAACAGAAATAGAATCTGGTGAAGTACCTAAAGATGCAATACCATTCGGATTCAGAGGGTTTTCAGCTCTTAAGACAAATGATACTCTAACAGACAGAACAACAGGCTCTCTTTCATATGATGGAACAAAAATAGGTTCAGAAATGCAGTCAAGGCTTACATATGATAGAAAAGGACTTGGCGCTACGGATGACGACGGAAGTCGCGGAATAAACAAAAGTACAAGATCACTAACTGGATCTATTTTACCTCCTGTTCCACTTCGATACAAAACTACAATGGGTGCAATGAATGTTACAACACCTGCGTATAGAGGGGAACCTGGCAGTGATGAAAGAGTAGATGCAAGACTTTACTGGGGAGCAAAATTTGATAGACTTCCAAAGTACGATATCAATGATATGCCGAAGCCATACGAAAAATCAAATGCTAGTAGCGTTGTTAACAACTTGTTTAGATCATATTCAAAATTCTTAGGAATTCAAGGATTAGATAACTTAGTAACAGGATCAGGTGCTGACAACTTTAATAATAATAAGTTTACTCTTGCAAGGGTCGCGCTAAGTAATAGAGTTGCAAATGATTCAACTGGAAATCCAAACCTTGACGTAACAGCAAATACAGTTATAACAGGAACAGCAAAAGAGCATAT